GTAACTGATCTTGAGTCTTCTATCAACGAAGAAATGGAAAGAAACATCGTTCTTCGCAAAGAGTTAGTTGAGTCACAAAAGTCTGTGATCTTATCTGCTTCTTGTGCAGACCTTACTGAATCTCAAGCTGTTAAGTTGAGTTCTTTATCTGAAGGCGTAGAGTTTGAAGATGAAGTTGCTTTTGCTGCTAAGTTAGAGGTGATCAAAGAGAACTACTTCACTAAAGAAGAAGTTGTCGTTGAGGAAGTGATTGTCGATGATGAGCCTCTTGAGCTTGCTGAAGAGAATACGCCTGTTGATCCAGGTATGTCTGCTTACTTGAATGCCATTTCAAAAAGCATTAAAAAGTAAAATATTATAAATAACTAAGTATCTACTACAAGGTCTTATTTAAGGAGAACCTAATGATTCTAACAAACGATTTACAAGCGAAGTGGCAACCTGTCCTTGAGCACGCTGATCTACCAAAGATTGACGGCGCGCACAAGCGTTCAACTATTGCTACACTTTTAGAAAACCAAGAAAAAGCAGCACGTGAGCAGTCTGGTCACCAGATGGGCGCACACGCTCCTAGCCTTTTAGGTGAAGCAGCTCCTGCTAACGCAACTGGCGCAAGCGTTGACAATTTTGATCCTGTATTGATCAGCCTTGTTCGTCGCTCTATGCCTAACTTGATTGCATATGATATCTGTGGCGTACAGCCTATGACTGGTCCAACTGGACTTATCTTTGCAATGAAATCTCAATACACTGCCCAAACTGGTGTTGGTGAGGCTTTGTTCGGCGAAGCTGATACTACTTTCTCTGGCGAAGCGCAAGGTAATGCTGCATCTGACTTTACTATCGGTAACGGTGCTGGTGCTCGTACTGCTGGACGTCAAGCTGGTACTGATCCCGCTGGTACTTACACAGTATCTACTGGTATGGACACTGATGATGCTGAGAAATTAGGCGATGTCGCTGCCAATGCTTTCAACGAAATGGCTTTCTCGATCGATAAAGTTTCTGTAGTTGCTGTGAGCCGTGCGCTTAAAGCTGAGTACACAATGGAACTTGCTCAAGACCTTAAAGCTGTACACGGTCTAGACGCTGAGCAAGAGTTAAGCAATATCTTGTCTGCTGAGATCCTTGCTGAAATCAACCGCGAAGTTGTTCGTACTATCAACATCACTGCTACTGTTGGTGCTCAAGATAGTGTAACTACTGCTGGTACTTTCAATCTAGACACTGACTCTAACGGTCGCTGGTCTGTTGAGAAGTTCAAAGGCTTGATGTTCCAAATCGAAAAAGAAGCTAATGCAATCGCTAAAGCTACTCGTCGTGGTAAAGGTAACGTGATGATCTGTTCATCTGATGTTGCTTCTGCTCTTCAAATGGCTGGTGTTCTTGACTATGCTCCTGCTTTAAGCAACAGCTTACAAGTAGACGATTCTGGTAACACTTTCGCTGGTGTATTAAACGGTCGTATTAAAGTTTATATCGATCCTTACACTACTACTAACTACTTCACTCTTGGCTATAAAGGTTCTTCTGCCTTTGACGCTGGCTTGTTCTACTGCCCATACGTTCCGTTACAAATGGTTCGTGCTGTTGGTGAGAATACTTTCCAGCCTAAAATCGGCTTTAAGACTCGCTATGGTATGGTTGCTAATCCTTTCGCAACTGGCGAAGGTGCTGGTGTTGTTGGTACTCACGCTGACGATAAGAACTCGTACTACCGTCGAGTGACTGTTGCTAACCTTATGTAAGCAATAAGAAGAAAAAAGATTCGGTCTATACCGAACATTTTGAGAGGAGACTTCGGTCTCCTCTTTTTTTTGCCTTATAAATAGAGGGTAAGCAATTATAGAGGCGGATACAATGTCCAATACACAACCAACCAACAAGAGTTTCCTATCACCCATAGGGTTTAGGTTCAGTATGCAACGCTTGCCGCACGTAAATTATTTTTGTACAGCAGCTACCATACCAGATATCTCCCTCAGCGAAGGAGGTTCAGTAAACAACCCATTCATTCAGATGCCAGTTCCAGGAGACAAGCTGTCTTTCGGAACATTCACTCTGAACTTTCGTGTCGATGAAGACATGAAAAACTTCATCGAGATATATGATTGGATGATGGGTCTTGGTTATCCTGACAACTTCGACCAATCAAAAGCGTTTGGTCGAACCAAAAGCGATACGGGTAACATCTATTCTGACGGGTCGATGATCATCACTACTGCTGCGATGAACCCAAATGTTGAGGTCAAGTTCACAGACTTGTATCCAACAAGCCTTTCTTCACTTGAATTCAACATTGAACAAACTGATGTTGACTATCTAAGAGCCACTGTATCATTTAACTATAGAAAATATGAGTTGACTACAATCAAGTAATACGATATAATATTGAAGCATGTAATTATTTTATGAGGTGAATTTTGAACGTAGAACAAATTGTTAAAGAGTGGGACAAAGACAGTAAGATTGATGAAACTGAGCTTGGTGCGGAAAGCGCCAAGATTCCCCAAGTACACAACAAATATCTAAAAATCTTTATGGGCGAGCGCATAGCTCTGTTCAAGCTCAAGGCTGAGTCAAAGAAAACTCGGAGGAAACTTCTTGAGTATTATCTTGGCGAGCTTGATCAAGACGAATTGCAAGAGATTGGTCGTCAGCAATTCTTTAAGAAATTATTGAAGAATGAAGTAGACACCTATATAGAATCAGACGATATGATGATTCAGGCTAATCTACAGCTTGGTATGCAGGAAGAAAAGGTTGGCTATCTTGAGTCGATAATCAAGAGTATAAACAACCGTGGCTTCCAAATCAAATCGGCTGTTGATTGGGCTAAGTTTACGACAGGTTAGATTATGGAACAGATACACATATACAATAAGAATGAAGTCCACATAAAGGTCGAGTGCGATCGTGGAATTGCTATGGAGCTATCAAGCTATTTTGAGTTTGAGGTTCCAGGAGCTTCGTTCATCCCATCAGTAAGAGCTAAGATGTGGGACGGTAAGATAAGACTGTTCAACGTCAATACAATGCAAATCTATAAAGGGTTGATTGCTAAGATAAAGAAGTTTGCTTCTGATAGAGAATATGAAGTTATTGTGCATGATGGATTAGATGACACCGTTGATATCCCTTTAAACGGATTGGATAAATATCTGACAGAGGGTAAGTGGAAGCCGAGGGATTATCAGTTAAGAGCTGTTGCTCACGCTGTTCGCAATCATAGAGCTTTGATATTATCACCTACTGCTTCGGGTAAGTCGTTTATCATCTACTGTCTGCTGAAGTATTATCTACGCAAGACCTGTAAGAAAGCACTCGTTATTGTACCAACCACATCATTGGTAGCACAGCTTAATGGAGACTTTAATGACTATTCCGAAGAGCGACAGTTCTATTATACCCACTTAGTGACTGCAGGTCAAGCTAAATCTGTCGATGAAGCGAAAATAATTATCAGTACTTGGCAGAGCATCTACAAACAACCCAAATCATACTTCGATCAATTTGATATAATCATCGGCGATGAAGCCCACCTATTTAAAGCAACGTCTCTGACTAAGATTATGGAGAAGATGGTTGATTGTAAGTATCGGTTTGGCTTCACTGGAACACTAGACGGAACTGTAACCAATAAGCTGGTGTTAGAGGGAATGTTTGGTCCAGTTATGCGGGTTATCACCACTAAAGAGCTGATTGATAAGAAGACGCTGTCGGACTTTCGCATCAAATGCCTTGTCCTAAAGTACAGTGACGCTACTCGAAAGGTCGTGAAGAACTCTACATATCAGTCCGAGATGGACTTCATAGTAAGCCACGCCAAGCGCAATGCATTCATAAAGAACTTGACTCTGACACGAAAAGGTAATACACTATTACTCTTCCAGTATGTTGAGAAACATGGTCGTATTTTATATGATATGATAAACGAAGCTGCCGAAGATGGCAGACAAATATTTTTTATATATGGAGGAGTAGATGCCGATACCAGAGAAAGTGTACGTGCTATCACCGAAAAAGAAAGTGACGCAATTATCGTTGCGTCTTATGGAACTTTTTCGACTGGTATTAATATCAGAAATTTACATAATATCATTTTTGCCAGTCCTAGTAAGTCGCGTGTAAGGAATTTACAGTCGATCGGCAGAGGCTTGCGTAAGGGTGATGATAAGGATATTGCTACGCTGTATGACATTTCTGATGATTTTAGCCATAAGTCGTATAATAACCACACATTAAAACATTTCGCTGTGCGTGTTAAGATGTACAATGAAGAGAACTTTGATTATAAGATATACAACATAGGGATTGAAGATGGAAAATAACAGCAGTGTCAATATTATTAAGTTGATCAACGGTGACACGTTACTCGCCGAGGTCACTCATGAGGATAAAGACTTTATCCACATAATCGATCCAGTACAGGTCAACATCACAACCCGACAAGATTCAGTTCCTGTGTGCATTTCTACTATATGGGTTCCGTTGACAAAGGCTGTGAATTTGTTCCATATAAAACAAAATAACGTGTTGGTCAGTTCAGTGGTTGACGAGGACTACGAATTGTATTATAATAGATGTATTGAAGCTCTACGTGAATCAATGGAAGAAACCTCAGATACTTCACTTTTAGGTGATGGCATGGAGGAGGATGACATACAAAGGGTTCTGAGCAAACTACAACTACAATCAAATACAGCGGTGCACTGAAATGTCAAAAGCAGCAAAGAAGAAGCCATACTATGTTGATAACAAGAAGTTCTTGGGGGCTATGACTGAGTTCCGTCAGAGCGTCATAGACGCAAAGGAAAGTGGTGCGCCAAGACCTATCGTCTCGAACTATATTGCTGACTGCATTATGAAGATAGCGACTCACCTATCATACAAACCAAACTTCATCAACTACACCTTTCGAGATGAGATGGTCTGTGATGGTATCGAGAACTGTCTCCAGTATATTGATAACTTCAATCCAGAAAAGTCTAATAACCCATTTGCGTATTTCACACAGATCATCTACTATGCTTTCCTGCGCAGAATACAAAAAGAAAAGAAAAATCTATACGTCAAAATCAAATACTCGGAGCACACCAACGTACTCGGAGCAACTGCTGATACACAGGCACATGATGGCGGCAACAATTATAATGACGATATGAAGTTTGGTGAGTGGACCGAGCAGTATATGGCGAAGTTTGTTGAGGACTTCGAAGAGAACAAACGAAGAAAAATCAAGAAGAAGAAAGAATCGGAAGAGGGTAAACTTGAGCAATGAAAATTGGATTAGTAACCGACACACACTTCGGTATTCGTAATGACAGCGTAAACTTCTTAGACTACTTTGAGAAGTTTTACAGCAAGCACTTCTTTCCTCACCTGAAAGAGCAGGGTATTGACACAATCATCCATCTAGGTGATATTGTCGATCGACGCAAGTATATCAACTATGTAACTCTCCGCAGAATGAAAGAGATGTTCATTGATAAGTGTACTGAAGAGGGTATTGAGTTACACGTTATAGTCGGCAATCATGACGTTCCATATAAGAACACTAATGATGTGAACTCCATGCGGGAGCTGTTTGATAAGTCTAATGTGAACTATTACTCAGAGCCTACTGACCTGAAGTTTGATGGACATGACATTCACATCATGCCTTGGATAAACAATCAAAACTACGCAGCTGCGATTCAGTCTATGAAAGACACCCCAGCTCAAGTGTTGTTTGGTCACTTAGAGATTGCTGGCTGTCTGATGGACCGTGGTAACATGAACGAGCATGGCATGAAGATTGCGGACTTCTCTAAGTTTGAGCTTGTATGTTCTGGTCACTTCCACCATAAGTCAACTACAAACAATATCGAGTATCTCGGCTGTCCCTATGAGCTTACATGGGCTGATTATGGCGACACTAAAGGCTTCCATATCTACGATACTGATAAGCGAGAGCTTGAGTTCATACGCAATCCATACTCTATGTTCCATAAAGTGTTCTATAATGAAGACGGCAAGACGATGGAAGATCTTCTTGATGTAGACTTTGACGGGTTCAAGAACACCTATGTCAAGGTGATTAAGCAGAAGTGTGACAATCCATACTGGTTTGATCTATTCATTGACAAGCTGTATAAGTCTGATCCGCTCAATATTCAGATCGTAGATGATCATATGAACCTGAATCTAGAGGACGATGAGGATATAGTGAATGAGGCTGAGGACACTATGACGATACTCTCCAAGTATGTCGGAGGCTTATCTGACAGCGTACCCAAAGAAAGGCTTGACTCTTTGCTTCGTTCGTTATATAATGAATCCCTCACAATAGAGTAAACTGTAAATTATGATACTATTCAAGAAGTTATCCTACAAGAATTTCCTGAGCACAGGTAATGTGGCTACAGAGATCCAGCTTAATCGGTCTCCGAGCACGGTCATTACAGGCGAAAATGGTGCGGGTAAATCTACCATATTAGACGCTCTCGTCTTTGGTCTATTCAACAAACCTTTCCGCAAGATCAATAAGGCGTTGCTCTGTAATAGTATCAACGAAAAGGGATGTGTGGTTGAGATTGAGTTCAATGTAGGAACCGTTGAGTATAAGATTCGTAGAGGTATGAAGCCTGCATTCTTCGAGATATACAAAAATGGTAAGATGGTTGACCAACCTGGAAATGCCAGAGACTATCAGCTTATTCTAGAGAACACTATCCTCAAGCTGAATTATAAATCGTTCACTCAGATCGTTATTCTAGGCAACGCATCCTTCACTCCGTTCATGCAGTTATCTACGCGTGATCGTAGAGAGGTTATTGAGGACTTGCTTGATATCCAGATATTCTCCACTATGAATCTCTTGTTGAAAGAAAGAGTTTCTGAGAACAAACGGAATATCGTCGAAGTCAATTATCAACTTGATATAACTCAAGAGAAGATAGATGTACAAAAGGAATATCTTCGACAGGTTACTTCGGACGCCAATAAGCTGATTGTCTCGCTAAAGGATGAGGCTCAGGGATATGTTGAGTCAAAGCAGGATGCTGATAACCTTTGTATTGCGCTTACTATGACAGCTGATACTCTGATTGACTCAATCTCTCATAAAGGAAAGTCTGAAGCTAAGTCAAATAAGATGTCAACGCTCTTAGATAAGCTACATGATAAGTCGTCGAAAGCTGAGAAGCGCATCAAGTTCTATGACAACAACGATAATTGCCCGACCTGCGAACAGATCATTGACATGCAAGTCAAGAAGCAGAAGATCGACAAGACCGCTGAGACACTACATACAACGCAAGATGCTATAAGCCAATTGGAGGTTGAGTATGATGCGTTACATGAAGAGCTGAATCAGATGAGCACCGTGCAGTATGAGATACAAGATGCTCAGAATAAGATACGTGATTGTCAAACGCAAATTAGTTTGTATGGTGATCAGATCAAAGGTGTTGAGCAGAAGATTAAAACTGTCGAGCAGCAATCTAATGTAGACAGCGATGCGACCATTAAACTGGATAGCTACAAGACAGACTTGGGGGTGTATAGTAAACAAGCCAGCGCATTGTCAGAAGATAAGGCATTGTTTGAGATCGCATCTACTATGCTTAAAGATGGCGGCATTAAGTCAAAGATCATCAAGCAGTATGTTCCTATTATGAATAAGCTGGTGAACAAATACTTGTCGGCACTAGACTTCTTTGTGAACTTTGAACTTGATGAGGAATTCAATGAAATTATTAAAAGCCGCCATCGTGATGAGTTTTCTTATGCTAGTTTCTCTGAGGGAGAAAAGACTCGTATTGATATCGCCTTATTACTTACATGGCGAGCCATTGCAAAGCTGAAGAATTCAACAAACACAAACCTACTGATACTCGATGAAGTGTTTGATAACTCTCTTGACAT